GACTTCGAACTCCGAATTAGTTCGGACTTGGATGCAACGAGCGGACCAGTTAACCAATCCTGATAACGAACAGCGTGAACAGCAACTTGCGTATGTCGAAGAAGAGTTCTATGAACTTCTTTACGCGTATCGCAATGAGTCTCGTTTACAAGTTATCAAAGAAGCCTGCGACCTACTATGGGTCACTTATGGTTTGCTTCTTACCTTGGGTGTGGATCCTGATTCTGCTTTCGATCGGCTCTACACCTCTAACTGGTCCAAGTTTCCTTTCACAAAAGTGGATGGAAAAGTCCAAAAAGGCCCCAACTACAAACCCGTTAACTTCTCAGACCTATGAAGCCTTACGATGAACTGCTGAAACAAATTCCTCAAGGCGCTTGGCAATATGTCGAAGCCGAATATGAGGAAGATGATGAAGGTGAGGGCTCGATTCAGTTCTATTGGGACGAAGACGAGCACCCTGAACTAGCTCCCCTTTCTCAACTCACTGAAGATCAGTGGGAAGACTTTGTAATCACTTCACTTCAACGAGCAATTGACAACGATGAAACTGACCAAAGCGACTCTGAATCCAGCAATCGCGATGACCGGGAGGGTGGAGAGCTGGATTGAGAATCCCACCCGCCGTTATCCCGTTAGTTGTACTGTGTTCGTTGTGGAAGACACAATGGACGAGCACGAAGATGGGCTTGAAGGGTCTTGGCAATTTGCTAGTAAAGCTCTTCGATACGGTGCAGGGGTGGCTATCCATCTTTCTAAGCTTCGCGGCAAGGGCACAAAGAACACTCACGGAATGGTTGCTTCAGGCCCTTGTGGGTTCATGGAGATTTACTCCAAATTCAACGAGATTCTTCGTCGCGGCGGTACCTACCGGAATGGTGCGGTGGTTGCTCATCTTGACGCAGATCATCCTGACATTTTGGAGTTTGTTAATTACGATCGCGGTCGTATTCCTTGGATCAAACGTTGCGTTAATGTTGATCCTCTAATTATTGACGAACCAGACAAACTGAAAGCAATCATGGACGCTGCCCGTAAGGGTGATGTTTGGATTGTTAAAAAGCAGTACGACACCAATGGTGAGCGTATCTACTCCAACGTGTGCCAAGAGATTCTTTTGAAGTCTCGGGACACCTGTCTGCTGTCTCATATCAATTTGGGTCTCACTAAGATTGATGAGATTCCTCAAGCCTTTGCTGATGGCATGAAGTTCCTTTGTGAGCTTTATGAGCAAACTGGGGTAGATGAATCTGGCATCTACAGCCGCAAAGATAACCAAGTTGGTCTGGGTGTTCTTGGCCTGGCAAACTTGCTGGCTATTGAAGGCGTGACCTATGAGGACTTTGTGGGTGCTCTGCGTCGCAAGAACCTTGGTGTGAGTAGCGCTGAAACCAAAGCCGGTAAGATTGCTCACGCCATCTTCCTGGGCTTTATGGAGGCCTCTAAGGTGGCTGCTGACCATAAGATGTCACGAGCTTTCACAGTGGCTCCTACAGCGTCTTGTGCGTACCGCTATGTAGATCGTGAAGGGTTTACTACAACCCCCGAAATCTCACCTCCGATTAGCCGTGATGTAGATCGTGATAGTGCCACTCTTGGTGTGCAAAGTTACAAGTTCAACCCCAAATGTGAGACCGCTGAACAAGTTGGTTGGGATACATTTTTCGAGTTGAATTGTGAGTGGCAACGGCTGATGGATAGCACGGGAATGGCTCACGCAATTTCTATGAATTGGTGGTCGGATATGACATCCATGGACCGTCAATTTATGTCACGATGGTTGAACTCCCCCCTGAAGAGTTTGTATTACTCTCTTCAGGTAATGTCCGACACCCAAGATAAATCCAGCGCCTACGCAGCGATTAGCGACGTAGATGTTGAGGATTACCTTGCCAATTTGTTGGAGGGAGATTCTGAACCTCAATGCGATTGCGCCGAATGAACCCGTATCAGAAACTGCTAGCCCGTAAGCGCACTTGGACTCCTATTCAATCAACCGCTGGCAAACTGAAAGAGGGCTCGGAGGAAACAGTCTTCCGGGCTCTTGCCCTTCGTCATATGGAGTTGCCTGTTGGTGACTTTATCCAAGATGCTTGCTCTAATGAAATTCCTGAAGCCTCCCGTGCGCTTCTTGAAAGCAACGTCAAAGACGAAATCCGCCATGATCTTGCGCTGGGATATATCACCAACGCATTGGGAGTGGATGAACAGGCCGAAAAAGAAGCCTTCCGACTACGGCAAGCGTGGATTGAACATCCAGATCATCCGGTCCTCAAAGCAATGGTGGCCGAGCGTGCGATCTTTTTCGTTCTCCTCCCGTTCTTTCGTTTTAACGGTGATGCTGGTCTCCGAACGGTAAGCGCTGACATTAGTCGTGATGAACAAGTTCACGTTGCTGCCAATAGCCTTGTTTGTCGTGAGCTGGGGCTTAGTGTCTCTCCTTCTCTTGATAAATTGCGTAAGGCAACTATTAATTGGGTGATGCAACCCCTTTCTGGGGTACACACCAATAAATATCTGAACAAGCAGTTTTGGCTGGATCAAAGCGACAGTCTGATGTACTCAGGTAAAGCTGAAGGTTTGATTGAAACCCAACGAGCTCGGATGCCTGCGTTCTTTGAGACGAGTAACTCTGACCTTCCCAGCTACGCTTGATATACGGCTAAAGAATTGTCATGTCCAGACACGACTCCAAGTTTGTAGAACCTAGTTTTTACGTTGACCCACTCGCACTGGAGTTTTCTGGTATTGAGTGCTGCATTACTTGGGGTCAATTTTGGAGTGGTGATTGGTCTGGTAACGCAGAACGAAATACTCAAACAGAAGCTCAACGTGAACTTGACCGAGCACGAGCTTTGTATGAAGAAGAAACTCGACGTGCAAACGCTGCTATTGCAGAACAACAAGCAGCTCTTGAAGCGCAACTAGCAGATGAAGCAAAACTTAAAGCAGAACAAGATGCAGTTCTTGCACAAGTTTTAAAGCAAGCTGATATTTCTAAAAAAGTATCAGCAGCAACTCTTGGGCAAGAACGCATTAAATCTTCAATGGAAGTGGTGCAAGCTCAACAACAGTTAAAAGAAGCTGCTACACAAACGACAACAACGAAGCAAGCTGGTCAAACTGTTGGTCAACCGGGCATTTCAAAAACAAGGGTTGGCACTCGTATTGCCATTGGTGGTTATGGTGGTACCGCTCCAGGCAAAATTAACCCCACTGGTTTGAACATATGATTCCGTACATTGATCCAGAAATTATCAAATATTTAGACGAGCTTTATCCAGATAGAGCGCCTGACCTTAGTATGGAAGAGAAACTTATTTGGTTTACTGCTGGTCAGGTGTCGGTCGTGCGCCATTTAAAGGATCAGTACAATCTCCAAGAAGAGACAAAGTATGTTTAACCTCAGCAGGCACGACGCTAAATTTGTTGACCCTGAGTTTTATGTAGATCCTCTTGATGAGCGATTTACAGGTATTAATCACGAACTAGTAATTACACCTCTTCTTGTTGGCGCTGCCTTGATGGCAGGTGCTACGGCTTATTCCGGTTATCAAGCAGCGCAAGCTTCAAGGGAACAAGCAGACGTAGCTCGCAGGCAAGCAACAGCGGCTCGTGAAGCAGCTCAAGCACAAGTGCGGCAAATGCAAGCTGACGCTGCTCAACGAGCTCAAGAGTTTCAAGCGCAAATTGCTCAGAGCCAGGCTCAAACTACTCAAGCAGCTAAGTCTGCTCAAATGGCTCAGCAGTCAGCAATGGCGCAGATTGCTCAGCAAAAGACTTCATCTGCTTTAGCTATTCAACAAAGTCAACTTCAAGCTGCGATTCAACAGCAAGAAAAAGCATCCAATATTGGTCAGCAAACGCGTCGCCGTGTTGGCACACCTGCTGCAATGCGTACTAGTTTGGAAATACAATCTCCTCTTACTGCCGGAGCTGGTGGTACAGGTCTTGGTATTCCTACAGGAACTGGTGGTTTGAATGTCTAATGCTTCGGCTCGTTACTCGGCACTAGAACCGGAAAAAACGATTTATCTGGATCGAGCTATTGAGTGCAGTAAATACACTCTGCCGACTCTTATTACCGAAAACGACCGTAGTACTGGTAAAAACCTTTACACCAAAATTGCTACTACTTACCAAGGTCTTGGTGCTCGTGGCGTCAATAACCTGGCTAGCAAGCTGCTGATTGCTTTGCTGCCTCCTAACCAAGCTTTCTTCCGTCTCTCTGTAGACGACATGAAGCTGAAGCGGGAACTTGAGAACTACAAGGAGCTGCAGTCAGAGTTTGATCAACAACTGGCTTTGATGGAACGCGCAGTGATGCGGGACATTGAAGAGTCTGGTGATCGCACGGCGCTGTTTGAGGCCCTCAAGCACTTGATCATTGGTGGTAACGCTCTGCTGTATGTCGCTGAAAGTGGCACCAGGGTTTATCCACTGAAGTCTTTTGTGTTAAACCGTGACCCTGAAGGGAACATCCTTGAGGTTGTGGTGCGTGAAGAAGTTAGCCCTGATGTGCTGC